AGTCGTTTCCTAGATATTCCTGAAGAATGTGTTTTACAGGAAGTTGTTTTCTAATTGTAGTTTCAATAGATTTTTCAATTAATAATTCTGCCTCATTTCTATTTCTCTGGAATTCATACCTACCTGTTGTATCATCCATAAGATAGGGAACTTTATAGAATATGCGAGCAATATCAATGTAACACTGATGAATAAAATGGTCTGTCTTAGGGATTTTTAAATTAATCTGTTTTTTGTTCTTTGAAAAGTTAATACTAGTTAAAACTCTTGTATGGCTTACAAATACAGCTGTAATTAAATCCTCAATCCAATCACATTTTGACTCAGTTAAGAGAGTATCACATTCTCCTAAAATTACTTCCTGATTCCATTTTGGAACTTCCTCTAATTTCGACTGAAAATCATTTAAAACTCCAGATAAATCTCCAATAGCTTCGCATTTTTCACGGCATTCTTTGAATATTCTCTTAATACCTTGATAAATGCCTCCTCTCAATACATTTACTAATTGTTTAGTGTATTCGCTTTTGGCGTCCACAATAACTGCGAAATTTCCTTCTTCCATCGTTTTTACTTAAAAACAGAAAATATAATCAACTAGACAACGCATTAAGTTAATTAAGTATAATAAACAAAAATAAAAATTAAGCATAGGCATAACTGCTTAAACTATGAGTATATGGGTTTTCTTTGAAAGCCTCTAATATTTCAGGGTTAATTAAATCTTGCTGGACGTCATTTGATAAATTTACTCTCATGTTAGTGTATAATTTGCCTTCATTACTAGGTGTTTTTTGATAAACTGCTGATTTTTCAACTCTTTCAGCATTTACACCAGCCATCTGGCGTTTGGTTAATACATTCATAACTTCTTTTCCATTCCATATTTTAACATTAGACCCCATAGGACGTCTTCCTTTTGCTATACTCTGCTTGTTTAAGTTTAGACGAGAGTTGCGTTCGGCTTCATTTGTTCTTTGGTTTTCCACTCTGGCAGAACCAGCTATACCAGTATATTCATAATCACTAGTAAATTGTTTCTGTGTTGCTGGAGCTTCAGCTGGGTCAATTTGATAACCATCCGCCTTACTATAATTTGCTGTTCCACGATAATCAGTATGTTCTGTAGTTTCTCTAATAGTTTTCTTTGCTTCATCCTGATTTCTTGTTTCCATTTTATTTGGAATGTTTGCTCCAGTTGAGTTTGCTTCATAGTCAACAGCATCAAGTGTGTTCCTAATTGTAATCTTAGGTGCTGTATCATAGTCATATACTTGATTCTTAAGAGCTGAAACACCAATATTACCTTCGTGAGTATTAACTTCTGTAGTTTCTTTGATAGTAGTTTTTGCTACATCGTTAGGGTCATATACAGTTAATCTTTCAGGACCTTTAATATTTCCTTCGCGAGTGTTATGAATTGTAGTTTCTTTGATAGTAGTTCTTGCTACATCATTAGTGTCATATACAGTTTGTTTATTAGGCATTTGTGGGCTCATATTTCCCTCTGGTCTAGCATTACCAATTGTATTTTCTTTCTTTGTAGCTTTCATTAAATCAAGAAGAGGAGCAGTTATGCTACTAACAGTTGTCTTTAAATTTGTTGTATGTGTTTTATCTTGTGTTGTATCACGTTCATTAGGTCCAGCAACAAAACTACTCTTACCATAGTCAGCTGTTTGACCTTCGGTTTCCCAACCCTGATTCATCTTTACGTTTCTCATACCTGAATTAACATAAACATTTCTCTTTGACTCTTGTGTTATTTCAATCGTTCTGGGTGCTTTTGTGGAACCAGCAGCATGACCGAACTCCTCACGAGATTGTTTCTTTTTCTTATCAGGTGCTTCAAATTGTTCTCTTGCTGCGAATTTAATCATTTGACCAGTAGTTTTAAGAAGGTTAGCAAGAGTTTGATGGTGTGCTTTTTCTGGACGATGTTTGGCTACCTGTGATTCAGCTTGTCTCTTTGCTATCTTACTACCTGCCTTAACTGGTTCGGTGTAAGAAATTTGCTCCTTACCTTTTACACGGAGGTCATTAATAGATTTAAAACGAGCTCTGGCAATATCTCCAGCTTCAAACTGTTGAAAACCACCTTCTCCACGAATACCAGAACCTTTACCCATTAAACCTGGTCCAACACGAATCTCGGCAGTAGGTCTTTCTCCTGTGCGATATCTACTTTTATTATATCGTTCCTGTTCTCTATCCGTATTTATTGGAGAGCCATTCACAAAACTAAAATCTTTTGTAGGCTTCCAAAATGGTTTAGTTTCTAGTTTTTTGAATTGGACATCTCTATCAATACCTGTATGTCTAGCTAATTTATTAGAGAATCCTTCGGCTTCTACACTCTGGGTGACCTTACCACCAAAGTATGGAAGCATTTTCTTTCCTGTATCATCTTCTAAAAATTGCTCTACTGTAATTTTAGCTCCAGTTAAAGGACTAATAACTGTTTTTTCTGTTTCTTCTGTTTCTTCTGATTTTTGACTGGTGTAAGGAACTTTAATGTTTTTAGCTTCTTCATAGGCTTTTTTGGTTTCTGGGTCTAAGAATTCTGTGAAACTACGTGGAACAATCTGTTGGCATTTGCTGCTTGGTTTTTCTTCCTGCTTCTTTTTAGTTTCTTTCTTTTCCTTAGGTTTGTCAGCTTCTTTCTTTTCTTTCTTCTCAATTTCCACATTTTTCTTATTATTTAAAAAACTTCCAACCCCGAATAATGCTATGGCGAGATATAGTTCAATCATTATCGCTTATATAAATTATATTATATTTTAATTTAGGTAAAAATACTTAAAAACGATTAGGAGTATAAACACAAGACATGACTTCCTACGAACAGATAATTAACTATCGTAAAACAAATACATTAAAACCTAATATAAGTCTTGATTTAATCTTTAAAAAAATAGCAGAAACGATTACTGTCGCGGCTAAAGTTCAGGAAAGAGAACCTCAAAAGAGTTGGCGAGCAGAAAAACCTGCGTTTCTTAAAAAGGTATCACAAAACAAAGATGATATCCTTACTGCGGATATTAATACTATGTTAAATAAAATGAGCCCTAAAAACTTTGAAAGCATAACTGGGTCTATTGTAGATATTCTTTCAAAAAACAGCACCAATAAGAAATTTTTTGAATTCACAATTGAAAGTATTTTTATGAAGGCGGTAACCCAGAGTATTTACTGTAAACATTATACAGAATTCATTAAGATACTTTTTGACCGTGATTTTAATGTTGAAGATATTGTTATGGAAAAATGCGATAAATTCAAACATATTTTAAAAGAAGAGGAAGAAACTTCACGTAGTTATTCAAAACAGGTCACAAAAGAGAATTACTCGAAGTTTTGTAAAGACCTGAAAGATAAAAATTATAAAAGAGGATATTCACAATTTATTGGTGAAATGTATAATAAAAAACTAGTATCTAGAGATATTGTTGCAGAAAATATTGAAATATGTGTTGGAAACGTAAAGAAATATTTAGAAATAGACCCAAAGAGTGCTGCGGTCGAAGATAATATTATCTGCCTTATTTCTATTATGACCTCATTAGAAGACATACAAATTCTTGAAGATTATAGAGTGCGTCTTCTTGAACTACAGAAATCCCCTGGTCTTCCAAAGAGGCTCATGTTTATGTTTATGGATTTATTAAAACCTAAAAAGAAGTAATTTAATACCTTCTGCAACATCTTTTATACAAGTTATCAACTGCTTCTTCACTTCCCATTATTTCTACTAAAAGTTTATCTAATTTTTCGGTGTATTCATAGCTTAATTGTAATGAACCACTACGTAATCCCAGACTCAAGTTGTTTGTTGGATCATAATTTAATAACCTAAGTGTTAATTTACCAATAGTGTTGATTTCTTTAACTAATTTTTCTATTAATTCGGCACGTCTTTCGCGTTGAACTTTTGTAGTAGTTTTCTTAGCCTTTTGATTGTCAAGGTTAAGAAGTAGCATTTTAGTAGTATAGTGAGATAAGTTTGCTGATTTATCATTAATGAGTTTCTTAAGAGCATCGGCGCGTTTTGAACCTGTGAGAGTTTCTAATTCTTTATAGTATTCAACTGCTTTCTTGTGTTCTTTTGCTGTAAGTTTCTTTTGTTTCTGTTTGCTTTCTTCCATTTTTTTAATGCGTAATTTTAATGCTTTATCAGCAGCCTTCAAAGATTTTTTGTGTTCACGTTCTAATTTAGCAAATTTTTTACTTAAAATGGAGCGATCTGTTGAGAATGATACTTTTTTAGTCTTTTTACCGTAATCATATTTTAATTGTCTATGGTGTTCAATTAATGTTTCACATTTGAGTTCTTTTAATGTTTCGGGTGATAAACGTTTAACTATTTTTACACCTTCACGTCTTAATGACTCTGGTAGCCAATCTTCTCCTTTACCACAAGTATTAACAAATACTTTGTCAAGACCTAATGCGACAAGTGCTTTACGTCCTGATGGTGAATCAATTGCTGCTAATCTATTACTTTCAGGATTATAGACAGCAGTATCGCTACTAAGATTAATCATAATGTGGAGTAATACTAAGTCCAAAGAACCTTCATAATCACCGTTATAGTAGAGATGTTCTAATTCTAATCCTAATTTTTCGTGTTTTCCATTAAATGGGAATTTACCTTTGTTAAATTCAGGAACCATTCCTTCGTGAATACAGTCACTGTATGTATCTCCATCATTATAGTGTCTAGAAACTACTTTGTTAACTAAACGCAAAGCTTCACCAAGATTACTTCCAGATTTACCTGTTGATGGAACTAATTTTTTAAAAAGAAATTCGTATGCTTTTTGATATTTTCCTTTACCATTTGAGTAAGACATTTGTATATTATATACGTAGAAAAAAAAGGAAAAAATATTTTAATTAAATGTCGAAATTAATTACACCACTTTAATCCATGTTCTAATTTTGCTCTTTTTTTCTCTTTTTTGCACATTTCAATATGTGCTGGATTGGGATTTTTACAATATTCTCTATTATCAATACAGCTATTGTATGTGTTTAATATATGGTCGCCTCCTGGAAATATAATATTAAAATTACCTTTTTTCTTTCCTTTTACTAAATGGTGATATGAGTGATTTTTAAATAACCAATTAAATAATTTATTTTTCTTTTTATCTTCAATTGTATTTATTTGATGGAATGAATAGTGTAAATAATCCCAAGAAAACTTATAAAATAAGCCTATAATTACTGATAAACCTAATACGTATCTTTTCTTAATTTTATAATTAAACAATAATATTACTGGATAAAAAATTGAAAATATCACTAATGATAAAATAATTGTATATGTTGTATCAAAATATAAACCTTCTTCTTCATAATCTTCTTTTAATTTCATATCATCCAATACATCTAGATGATGCACATTATGAGAATTTCCATATATTTTTCTTATTAAACTCTTATCTTTGTTATGCATAATATATTTATGAACGACAACCTCTCCTATAGTTAGTAGAAGATACAACACAATTACTAGTAATAACAATTTTAAATTTTTATTTATCATATAATAATAATAAATATTTTAGATTTCAATAAAATTATTTTAAATTTACACTACATAAAACTAGTAATTAATTATTAAAAATATAAAGAAAAACATAAGTATTATAATACTAATAATTATGCCAAATTTAAAATATTTCGTTCAAAATAATATTGATAAATTAATTCAAATATCCATTACCGAAAGAAAAGACAAGGGATTTGGTGCGATGTATGTAATTTTTAATGAAACAAGCGGTCAAGTAGATTGTAGATATATTGAAGTTTCGCACCCAGCATTCAATCCAGATTTACTAGAACAATTTAAAAATTTCGAAGAAACTAATCCTAGTAGTATTATTTATTTCGTTGTAATAGAAGAAAAATCCTGTGAAATATTACAGGTTGACCTCGATACTAGGAACAAATAAATTATATTAAATAAAATAAATTATGAGTATATATTATAGGATGAATAAAAAACTAGTAATTCTTGCTCTTATAACCTCAATTATTATACTTATAGAGTTGATATTTGTAGTGTTTAGAAATAATCAAGAAGATTTTACTAATTACTATAGATGTGAACGCAGACCGTTAGGTGGAATTTACAAGGAAATATTTAATGAGGAAGGTGTTAATTTAAGTAAGGACTTAGATGATTTCAATCTCTATTATCCCTGTGGTTATAATGGCGTTGAACGTGAATTAAGAGACTTAAATTTAGGCAATAAAACAGGCCAAGACGTATTTGGTATTTGTGGAAGTGATAAAATCGCCAGTAAAAGTAGCCTTTGGAAAGTAGTTTCAGATCATTATGGTCGCGATTATGCTAAGAAACTTATCCCAGAATCTTGGCTGTTAAAAGAAAACAAGGAATTCCCACTTTTTAAGGCATGTTTTGAACCTAGTAAAGTTTATATTTTAAAGAAAAACGTTCAGCGTAAAAAAGGTATTAAGCTTACTAGTGATTTAGAAGAAATTGAGAAAGCACACAAGAAGAAATATGTTATGGTTCAAGAGAAGCATGATAGTATTATAATAAACAAACGTAGATTAAATCTTAGAATATATGTATTTGTAGTTTGCCGCGATGGTAAAAAGAGTGTATTTATTCACGATAGTGCGAAGGTATTATATACTAGCAAAGATGTGGTTGAAAATACCGGCTCTAATAGTGAAGAATTTGAAACACTTATTACAAATAGTTATGTCACAGATTTGGAAATTTACAATAAAAACCCATTAACATTAAAAAAATTACTAGAATATCTTGAAGAAAACAGAGGAATTAACAGAACAATCTTAAAACGCGATATCTATAATGTAATTGAGAATGTTATGAAGGCTTTAGTTCCAAAGGTTTGTAATTGTAGAAATATGAAAGGACAGAATATGTATCAATTGTTTGGTGCAGATGTATTAATTAATACTAACTATAAACCCTACGTTTTAGAATTTAATAAGGGTCCTGATATGAAACATAAGGATGAGGCAGACCATAAATTAAAGAAGAAGGTAATTTTCGATACATTTGAAAAAATAGGTGTAGTAAAAGGAAAAGATAATTCTTATAAGAATGGATACGTGCAGAT